TGCACGAGTAAATCACTTATCCCTGGTAGGCTCAACAAGCGATTGAGCTGTCCAGCGAAACGTTCCGCCGCGGAAGGCATAAAAGCGTCTCTGCCTTCGGCATCCTGGGCCCGGCGTTTAGCATCAGGCTTCCCGTCAGGACCAACTTCATAGCGAGGACTCTTCTTAAAGATATCCTGGCCTCTAATAAGCGCATTTGTGATATTAACAATTGGCTTAATCAAACCATGGATTTTCTCAAAATCTTCATGGAGTTGAATCGTTTCAAGACTCTTGAATAAGCGGTCTTGAACACGCGTTGTGTACTCGAATTGAATTCGACTACCATCAACTTTTACAAGAGGTGTTTTGACCTCCCGCTCCTCCTGTCTCTTCTTAAGAGCAGAGAGTTCGGAGTTTGTGCGTTGGAGTTGACTTTTCAGTTTTCCAACTTGCAGTCCCAGGTCCCCAACCTTTTTAGGTTGTTGCTGTTGTGGAGCTGGATTGGTGGGGTTATTGTTATTAATAATATCTTTAACCTTCATAACGAGTCCCTCCTTTAGGGTCTACAGCATTAGGATGGTTTTCTAACCATCTCAGGAATTCCTCTTGGGCTTTGCGAGCTTTTGGAGGATTGGATGATTGGGCGGTGAATTTCCAGCCGTCCTTAGCTAGTGCAGCCACGTAGACTGCATGTGAGATTGTTCCTGGGTGCTCTATTTCTATGAGGCAGAGCACTGTCAGGAGGATACTGATATCGAGTTCATCTGAATCGAATTCATATAGCTCGTCGTTCATGTAGGTAAACTGACCTACTGAAGACATCTTCATCACCTACCTTTCAAAACTAATAGGGGTGAATGGTATATCGAGGATCTCGTCAAGTAGAGGAGGTCTTTCAGATGGCTGACTGACAATCTTAGGGATAGTCTCGACAGGTTTTAGGCCTGAAAAGCGTTCCCGAAGCAAGTCGGTCTGTTTTGGATCCCGTCCAACCGGGAGACCCAAACATTGAAATTGCCGGAGGAGAGTGTATCTCTCAAGCAATTGAGCGGAAAGGAAGTCTAAGGCTTCTGCATCCTGTGATTCAGTAAACTCATCGTAGAGTTTCTGAGTCTCTTCGATAAGACTAGTTACCCATGGAATGTTCTGGGTATACTCGACTATATCACGACTCACCATTCCCATAGTCATAGGGGGAATAAGCTCCATTCTGTCTTGTTTTTCCATGATATCGGCGACAAGGTTTCGTCTACGATTCATGAAAATAGACAACTTTCCTAATAGAAATCTTACCATAAAGATTTTCTCAATTAGGGTTGGATCAGTTAGAGGAATTGGAGGTAAATTCTGCTTGAACTTATTCCAATCTTCCTCAGAGATCAACGATCTTCCCAGACCATATGGTCTTGGAATGGAAAGAATTAAACGATGGTCTTCCTCCCTATTGAGGAGGAATTCCTTCAATGAATCTCCATAATATGGGTATTGATCCACATATTGGGATACCGTTGAGATTGGTAATTTGTCCAATCTCTTTTGATCATAGATTCCACTCGGATGGATAATCTTTGAACACATTTCGATCACTCTCTTGGATCGAAGACTCTTTTGGATGGAAATTTCCACTCCAAGTTTCTCGATCGTATCTTGGTAAAACCAAGCTACTTCTTCGTCCCAGATCACGATATCATCACCGATGATCTTACCTGGAAGATCGTTTTTCTTACAATATCTTCCTTTTGCTCTGTAATATGAATAATAGAGCGCAACTCCGTTGGCCAATGAGCCTAATGGAAATGACGGTTGTGTCCCCTGAGGGGTACCAACTCCATAGTTTACTCGTGAATTTCCAAATTCACAAGGACTATTACATATGACATCCATTAATTGTTTGTCAAAAGCTGATAAATATTTGGTATTAACCAAATAATTTAAAATTTCATCTTGAATTCCCTTATAAGGGAAACGGTCTGTGAATGACTTCAAGTCAGTACAACAGAACGTTAGCTGATGCTCCGGTTTATTCTTTAAAGAATCGACCAGCTTCGTGTGTAGTTTCTCCAGAGTTTCTTTATGGGAATCTACACCCTGTACCTCCCAATGCGAGTTTATCGCCTTGAGTCTCAATCCCATATCGTACGATAAACAGTTCAATATGAGATGAGGTAGGCATACTGTCCTGAACTTACCATTTGGTTCAGGTATTGAGATAATCCTCGATAAAGCTATATCTCGAGGTAAGATTGGATACTTTGTCCAATCAATACGGCTACCCTGCGTCTCCACACCTGTGAAGGCACACGTGATAAATCGATCGGGATCTGTATCATAAAGACCCCTTATTGATGGTGAACGTAGCACATAATTGAGATTATATGCTAGAAGTTCATTCCTCTTACAGACACTAGTGTGTCCAGAGGAGTCAATGGCAAAACTAGATTTATCTGGATTGCCAAAGGTGGATACTATTGGATCATAAAAGTGACCGATGGAATCTTTCCATCTTCCGGACATAATTAAGTCCATAATTTCGGGGATATGATCACCCATTTCCTTTAGGAAATCTGGTTGACCAGAGAAAGGCTTTGTGATCGTTTTATAGATCTCTGCCCTTTCAGTCTGGCTCGGTTCGTCGTATGTAACGACGGTTCCTAGTTTCAACATTCCCGAGAGGATTTTAATAGTCCTAGGGTCTGTTTGCGGTAACTTTGTGACAGTATTGAGTATACTTTCATCAAAGCGATAATGTACTTTTACGATCGAATCGTAAAATGGTACTAACTGCGGAGAATCCAATTGATGGATTTTCCAATGGTTCAAGTTTCCGATGGGTTCGTTGTACGATCCAATCAGAAATTGTTTTAAGACGTAGGATAATTCCTTTGTCTTGGCAACCATGGTCCGCTTGTCCAGGTGAACAAGTGTACCTACAAAGCGTTGTACGTCGTGGTTTGTTACCACGCCTTGTAACAACTCTTTCAAATGGAAACACAGCTGATCTCTCATAAACCATCACTCCTTTCAGTGTAGGTGAATGAGCAGAGCCGTGTTGAACGCTGGTGGCCACCGATGGAGGCTGGCTCGAGGCGCTCATTTGGAACCCTTAAAAGGGTTC